CGTTTCCACCGTACCGGGACGGCCTAAATGATAATCGAGTTGCTGTTGATGATCAGCAGCAGCATTTGTAAATTCATTATAAAAATCGCCAGCCGTAGGCGCAGCTTGTAAACGCTGCATATAAGTTCCAAGCATCTCCTTTGGAACTAATCCCATTTGCACCGCATTTTGACCAACTGCGGCATATTGGTCCTTAGTAGCATTAGGTCCGAGCGAACCCATCGCACGCGTCATAAAACCAAGCGCTTTATCAGTATTTTCTAATTTCTGACGATCAATACCAAGCTTGTTGCTTTCAAGCTGCTGATATCCCTGCACTTGGCTAATAAGTGAAGGAGGCGCAGTAGGTTTGGGATAACTGGAGGTGTCGATACCTTCGGCCATTAATTAACCTCAATAAAACGGAGTTGGTCCACCGGGGCCACCAAGCGTTATCGGACCAGCAGAAGGCCCACTACTACTACCGCCTGAATATAATCCCTTATACGCAGCATATCCGCCTATATTATTAGCAACTCCAGCAATAGAACTTCCTATTGCATTATAACCAGCAGCTTGCGCATTACCTGCACCAATCTGCGCACCAGCGGCAGTATTAGCAGCGGCAGTTCCAGCGCTACCAGTCTGAGCCGCAGCATTTTCACCAGTATCGACCAATCCTTTTAATCGATTGTAGGCATTTGTTTGATTGGTGACAGCATTATTAAATTGATTTTGATAAGTGCTATCTGCAAGTCCAGTTGCAAATGTTGAAGCACCTTTTAATGCTGCGCCAGAAGTTCCTAACCCTCGTGCGGCTGCACTATTCTGAGCAGCTTTCAAACCTTGCGTGAGATTAAATTGATAACCTGGAGTATTACGTAAAGTTGATTCGTCCATAGTAATAGGAGAAGTTAAATCAGACAATCGCGAGGTTAATTGATCACTTGCAGTCTGACCAATCTGTCTATATGGTGCTAAATCACCACGCGTTGTATTATACATTGATAGCGAAGTATTAGCGGCAGTTTGAGCAGCATTAGTTTGAGCATCGGCAGCTTTACTGGCGCTATAGGCTGTAGCTCCAGCGCCAATTAATGAGCCTCCGATAATTGCTGTCGCGACCCATGCCATAACTTAGTTAACCTCAAAAGGTAAACACAATTGCATTACATCATGCCCACAATAGTTCAACCAATCTTGTTCATCAGCAGCTATAAAATAATGCTTAATTTTATCTATATCAGTTTCGAAAGTCCCGTGAATAGTAGTCCAAATACAATCAGTGTGGGCAAATGCAATTCGCTTAGTGCCAGGAGGTGAAACAATTGAAAATGGAGCTTTAACACGTTTCATTCCATTATCAGTTAAAACCGAAATATCACCTTTAGATAAAATATTAAAATTTTCAAACTTATGAATTTCACCAGTGAGCAATGTACCGGCCGGAATATGAAGCTCTCTCGCGTATACACCATGACTGAAGTAATTCACAACTTTTAAATTTAGCTGTGGCTGTTCTTTCATCCAAGCTTCAATGCTCAAAACTTTGTCGAGCTGATCTGGTTTTTCTAAAGCAACTAATGTCATTTATTGCTCCAAAAATTGAATAGTGATAGGGCCAACACCAGTCCAAGAAACAATATCTCCTATTGATACAGGAATTATTTTTTGTGTATTACCTGGAGTCAAATCAATTTTATTGGCCAAAGGAGGAACTGGTCCTCTGGTTAATGAGACTGTGGTTTGACCGCTGATAATAACTACTCCAACCTTATTTGGTTGATAAGGACTAGAGATAGCAACATCAACTATAGGAGGAGCATTTTGCGAAAACTGTTGAAACCAACTATTCCAAGGAGGAATTAATTTTCCTAATTTATCAACTAACGGCGCACTAAGATTGCGTACAGGTTGTGTCATTACGTCCTAGCCTGCTTATATTCAACAAATGCCCCATTTAATGTAGTTTTATTATTTGTAGACCATTGCAATTTAAAAACCCTATCTCGTGCTTGTCCTAATCTATTCCAAGTTGGTACAACCGAATATTCGCCAATCTTACCCATAGATTGAGGCACAGGATTTCCGTAAGTCTTTCCTTTATCATCAGACCAACTTAAAAATATTTGTGGGTCGTCACCTTCTTGAGCAGTGCCAACCTCCATATCAGCATCGAAGGAATTGTAAGTGACGCGATTATTGCTTAATCGTCCGGGCTTGCCCATTGGCAAATGTGGAAATGTTCTAACTCTGATGATTGGACCGTTTCCACCAACACCAGCATTGCTAGCATTTATGCTTGCATAATCAGTATAAGTATCAATATCTAATTTTAATAAATCTCCAGTTTCCCAATCACCTACCAAATTTGCGCCATTAGCAAACATACAGCAATTAGCTCGCGGCCGATTCAATCCACCATTAATATCCGTCCAATTCCATTCATACCAAACCTTAGCACCTGTTTTAGCGCTAGTAGTTAAATCGTACAGCCAACCTTTATTTGCAGTTGGAAATATTAATGCATAATAAGCATGTTCCTCAATTTGAAAGCACATACCTATTGCATCAGATAATGTTATATATTTTTTAAATTCAGTTACAATCCGAGGCGTCGAAATCTCGCTAACCTCATATCCTTGCAACATCACAACAAGACCATTTCCCTGCTGATCTTGCATAATAAAGAATGCTAAAATATCTTGCGTTGCTATTGAATATTGAGCAGCGCAGCCATGATTAATATACGCTCCTTGGACTTCCTGAAAGAAGAAATCAGCAGCACCAGTACCAATCCATATTTCAGTTGTTCGATTACCAATCAATGCTAATTCGCGATGAACGGTCGCTATGCCCACAATAGGATCATTGAAACCAGATTTAGCAGCAATATCTAACGGATCAAACGCGCTCAACATTTTGGTAATAGTAAAAGTAAACCCTGCGCCTGTACCACCAATATTAGCAGCTAATGCCGAAAGCACATCACCAACTAAGTAATTCTGACCAGGATCAGCAATATCAACAGCAGTTACAGCAGCGCCAGTGATCGTAATATTTGCGGTAGCTCCTGTACCAGAGCCACCAGTCAATGAAACATTTTGATAAACGCCATTTGTATAAGCTGCACCACCAACAATAGTTCCTGTGGCGATTGCTGTGTTGGTCAGCATCCCATAACTAGCATTAGACGCTGAAATATAAAATTGATTTGTTAACGGTCGATTAAAAATAAAAAATGTATCAAGTAAGACTACAAAGTCCGCACCATAAAAATTAGGATCAACGATGATATTTAATGTATTTGTGGGCAAATCGATAACATAACCATTTACACCATCGACAAATACACAAACTAAACCATTATCACTAAAATAAATTTGGCTTTGCCGATCAGCAATCGCACCAATGAAAATTAAAGTATTGATAGTAGTCAAAACATAAACATTTTGACCAACAATATAATAACCAACACCAGTACTCGTTTCATATGACCCACGAGCCTTTTTTAAAAAGTTTGGGCTGGCAAATAAAATAGAACCTGGAGTTGGATAATATGAAACTTGAACTGGGGCCTCAGGATCACCTTCGTTGACTTCTGCGTATACGTTAACCTGTTCCTGTCCACTCGCGATCAAACCGCGACCTGAATAAGCGATGCTTGTGAGCGCTAGTCTAGTCATTTCTAGCTTTCTGCAACCTATAAAATTGCTGCATAAAGCTCAACATCCATTCATCGGCTAATGCCGAACCATGTTTGCGATTAACTCCAAAAGGCCAATGTCGATCAAACCAACTTTCGCGATTAGCTTCATACCATTGGCGTAACCAATCTGCGGCAATATCGCCATCAGCAGTAGGTTCTCCACAAAATTCTGGTAATTCAAATTCTTTATTCATTGAGCATCGATATTAAAAATGTACGGCCAATTGCCACCACTACGACTTCTTAATGACGAAGGCATCTCTAAACTCGGAATCTGCGCATTCGAAACTTTAATAGTATTCAATGCTAATTTAGCCAACCCAGCTTGAACCGGATTAACTGGATATTGATACATACTGCAAAGACGAACACATAAATTATAATGAATAGCTTCTTCATATTCACTTGGCATATTAAAAATAGCATCTAAATCATCGGTAACGCCTGTGACCGTCCAGACAAATCCGTTGCCCACACCTCCCATGAGAGTTGTGTCTAGAGTTAATGTATCATTAATGTTATATCCATCACCAGGATCATGAATTGCGATTGCTGTGACTTTATTTCCAGCTACTGTTACATCGGCTGTTCCGCCAGTACCAAATCCAGTTAAAGCTAAAAATGGAATAGCAACATAAACACCATTAGCGTATACTGCGCCTTGATTAGTTATGACTCCATTGGATAGCTCTACTGTAAATCCAATTGGACTTTTTAAAATTAAATGAATAGTATAGCTGGCATCAGGAATAGGCCAAATGAAAACATTACCATATGGGAAAGCATTGTCGTAAAAGAAGCACAAAGGCCAAGAGGCCATTTGTTTTAAAGTAACTTTAGCATAATCCTCATAACTCCAAATCGGCCGTAAGCGAAAGCTTACAGGATTGGGAGGACTTGAGATGTTAGAGTTTTGAATGAAATATGCAGCTTGAATTTTATCAGGCCGCTTAGCATTCCAATATTGACCAGGACCGATTAGGTTTGATACTTTGCCATTACCCGGCATCGCAAGATCATATAGAGATGGCACAATCCAGCGCTTTTTCTGCCAGATTGCTAACATGCGATGTAGTATTGTGAAACTATCGTTAATGTCTTCGGCATTTGGGCTTTGGCCGATGCCTAGCACACCACTCTCCTTGAGGGCCAGTATTATGAAATCGCGTGCGGTGCTTGTCACTTATATTGCACCGCAATGACGATTTATTGAAAATAGTTCTTGCATTTCATTTTAATCCGTTTATATTAATCATATCAGCAACGGAGAAAATAACATGAGCAAGCCCAATACCTATATCATCAATGAAGCTAATGGAGACCGTCACGCTGGGACCTTTAAGACTTACGAAGCAGCTATTCGCGCAATGCGCCGTTATAGCGAAGAAGACCTCAAACATTGTCAACCTGCAATCGGTCGCGTTCTTACTAATGGCGAAATCACTTACGAAATTTAATTAAAAAAGGCTGGGCCAATCCCCAGCCTTTCACCCCCACGGATCAGGTTTAGCGGCCGCGTTTTTTTTTTTAATATCAGCGCTAAATTAGTCATA